AGACGGATCACGTGATAGTATTAAATGGCTTGAACTATAAAGTTTGAGTTGAACTAGCGTCTATTTTATATACCTTACGCATTTTTACACCTATCTTTTGTGCATACTTTTTTGTATCACACGTTGAACAGACATGCTTGTAGTCATTTGACGCACGATTAGGGTCTACCTGTGATCTAGGTCGCATAAACGTTTCACTGCATGAATCACATCTGAATACATACACCGTATTCTTACGATGAAATGTGTGCATCATACCTAATTTGCTCTCCCTCTTGTACAATCTCAGGGTCTTAAGCATTTCTATGAACATATTATTATTTAATAAATACGTGTATCGTATTATGACAAGATTAACAATAGACACAGGAACAGCAGGAAATTCAGCAACAGGTGATACTTTACGTACTGCTATGACTAAAATTAATGCCAACTTTGCGGAATTGGCTGGTGATTTACAAATGACTGGCAACACTCTTTTGAGTGCTGACACTAATGGTAACATCATACTAGATCCAAACGGCACAGGACAGGTGCAAGTCAATGCAGACAGACTAGTGATCAAAACAACAAAAACTGCAACTGGCCTTGGAAATACAGGTGACGTAGCAGGATCTATATCTTGGGACGCAACGAATTTATATGTATGCACTGGAAACTATGATGGTTCAGCAGTGATATGGAAAAAGATCACACTAGCGAGTATCTAATATGGCCCGGAAAGTAATCAACATTGGTGCACAGGCTGATGACGGTACAGGTGACAGTATCAGAATGTCAGGTGTAAAGATAAACGACAACTTTGCAGAATTATATCCCAACGATTTTGTAAACTCAGACATACATTTCATACAAAACGAAATTAGTTCCACAGTATCAAATGCAGACATAGTTTTGTCAGGCAACGGAACAGGCATTGTTCGAATGGCAACAGCATTAACCATAGACTCAACAGTACGAATGTCAGACAATGAAATTACAACCACTCTATCAAATGACGACTTGGTACTGAGTGCTTCAGGAACAGGCATTGTAAAATGGGGATCCACTCCCGATGTGGACGGTGGAGAAATAGACGGAACACCCATAGGTGCAACAACACCATTGGCTGGAACGTTCACAACATTGACCGGTAATGACTCTGCATTAACTGTTAATGGAAAAGTAACTATTGCAGACAGTCTGATCACAACAAATGAATCAAATGCCAATCTAGAATTTAGTCCATCCGGATCTGGATATGTAGAAGTGTCAGGTTTCCAATTGCCAAACACTGTTGGTGCAGGAGGAGATCTTGTAAAAACAAACGGCAGTGGTGTACTATCATACCATACAGTAACACAATTTACCGGTACGACAGGAGGTGCATTAATTAATGTTTCAGATATCAATGACGGCACAGCAACATTGTCTGGTAACTCATCAACACAAGCTATTGACTCATTCAGTGCAACAACATACAGAAGTGCAAAATATCACATGCAGATTTCAGACGCAACAGCAAATAGATTTACAATAATAGAAGCAAATATCACACACGATGGAACAAATGCATATGTCAGTACATTTGGTGCGGCAACTAACGGGGTCAATGACGGTTCTACAATATATGACTCTTTGAATATATCAGCTGATATTAACAGCGGTAATGTTAGATTGCTAGGAACAGTAAATAACACTAACAGTCAGGTTATTAAATTTGTAAGGAGACCTGTTAAGGTATAATATGGCACAATTAGATTTAAATGTAGGTTCAAACGCAAACGACGGTACAGGTGATACTCTAAGAGGCGCCATGCAAAAAGTGAACACCATGTTCACAGAGTTGTATGATTCTCCGATGTTCTCCGCTAATATAACAATCAGCGATAACAATATCACAGCCAATAGAAGCAATGATGACCTTGTGTTAACCCCTAGCGGTACAGGATCGGTAACTGCACCAAAAATTATCATCGATGACAACATATCTATAGAAGACAATGAGATACAGACCACACAATCCAATTCAGATCTTTTACTATCTGCTTCAGGATCTGGAAAGGTTAGGATAACCAATGTAGATATTAACAGTGGAGCCATAGACGGAGCAGTCATAGGAGCCAACACAGCCGCGGCAGGAACATTTACTACACTTACAGCGAACACTTCAATGGTCATAGATAATATTACAATAACGGACAACAAAATTTCAACAAATGCATCAAATGCCAATTTAGAATTAGCCGCTAACGGCACAGGAAAAGTTTCTTTGAGTGGAATACTATTTCCAACTGCAGACGGTAGTGCAAATCAAATATTAAGAACAGATGGATCAGGTGCTTTATCATTTGTTACACTGACAGCATCATCCACATTGAACCATTCCGATATTAGTGATAACACAGCCACAGTGGCTACGTCCACAACATCGCAGATAGATTCATTTGATTCTGCCACATACCGAAGTGCAAAATATTTTATATCAATAGCAGATACAACAAATGGCAGATTTGAAATAGTAGAAGCCAACGTGATACACGGTCCAAGTGCTGACAGCACCATTGAAGCATATGTAACTGCTTTTGGAAACACAGGATCTTACTCTGCACCACTGTGTACATTCACAGCAGATATAAATGACGGACTTGTAAGGCTGTTGGCAACAAACATAAGCAATGATAGTTGTGAGTTCAAATTCCAAAGAACCTTAATAGATCTATAATTTTACATTCGGTTTATAAAATTTAGAATAAATAATCATAACAAAAGGATTATATAAAGCATGGCTAAACAAACAATAAACATAGGTTCTAGTGCAAATGACGGTACAGGTGATCCGTTAAGAACAGCATTTGACAAAATCAACGATAACTTTGACGAATTATACGGAACATCCTTAACTGAAAGGGTATCACTTGATACTTCTCCACAGTTAGGTGGTAACTTAGATGTCGTGACTCACAGCATAGTTTCAACTACTAACAGAGATATTATTTTAGCACCGCATGGTACAGGTGCAGTTAAAGCCAGCTCATTAAAATTTTCAGGAACATCTATCAGTTCAGATGATTCAACACTGGTACAAATAAACGAAGGCTTAAATGTTTCAGGTGCAACAACTTTATCAACAAGTTTAGCATTGGCAACAGGTGCAACAGTCACAGGCGTTGACAATGGCGCATTGGGCACAAGTGCAACACTATTAGCCACACAAGGTGCAATTAAAACTTATGTTGACGCACAGGTGTCAGCAAGTGATCTAGACTTCACAACAGATGACTCAACAACAAATTCAATTGACTTAGATACAGAGGTGTTACAGTTCTCAGGTGGAACAGGAATTACTACAAGTGCATCAGGCAAAACAGTTACAACGAAAATAGATTCAACGGTTGCTACGTTAGTAGGTTCACAAACATTAACAAACAAAGTTTTAACCAACCCAACAATTAATGCGGCAACAATGACAGGCTCTGTTGCTGTTGACAATTTAATTTTTGCTACCTCAGAAATAGCAACTGCTGGAAATAATAATTTAACATTAAATCCAGGTGGGTCAGGAACTATTCAATTACAAGCAAACACTGCCGTCACAGGTACAGCATCAGTTTCAGGAACATTAACAACAGCAGACATCACAACAGTAGGTAACACAACAGTGAGTGGTACAGCAAACGTTGCCGGTGATTTAACAGTTGAAGGTTCAATAAATGCAGACAACTGGATATCAAATTCAGATCAAAATATTACTATTAATCCAGCAGGTACTGGTGTTTTAGTATTGCCTGCAGACATCACACACACAGGAACACAAACAACATCGGGACAACTGAATGTGGACAATATTAGACTTGACGGAAATGTAATATCATCAACTTCAGGAAGTATTACACTTTTACCAGCGGCAGGAACGAACTTGGTGTTAGGAGCAACAGGTGGCGGTGTGGTTACAGCATCAGAAATCCAAGCAACACTGGGTGAGTTTACAACATTAAGAACAGACAAATTAGAAATAGATACGTCCAACGGTGATTTAGCAATAAACACTCAAGGTACTGGTACTATTGATTTCAATACTCCAACGCAGACAACAATAGGATCGGCGGGAGGTGCTTCAGCAATACCAGGTGCACCTACAGGATATTTGAAAATTAAGATTGCAGGAACTTTGAGAGTTATACCGTTCTACGATCAAGCATAATAACACAACAAACTAACACATATGAAGAAACAGCATTTCGCTAGACGAAATAGATCTCCACAGTCTGAGATAGCACGATTACAAGAAGCAATCAAACGTGAACGTGATCCTGATGCACGAGAGAACCTAAAACAGCATCTAGAACATTGGATTCGTACTCAGAATAATCATAGGTAATCTTCAATAAATACCCTTGTAAGGAGTAAGATTTAATGGCAACACCAGTGTGGACAACCACAGCAGGTAAAATTGCATCTATAAACGAGCAAGTCGCATATTCGCTACAACTCGAAGCGAATACTAGTGATTCTACGGCCATTGTCTACTCCGTGATAGCAGGGAGCCTACCCGCAGGAATGCAGGTCACATCTACAGGCTTACTAACAGGTACTCCGGCTGAGGTTGCCAAGAGAACTCTTTACACTTTCGTCGTGCGAGCCACGGCCGGTACCACTATTACAGACAGAACATTTTCAATCGATGTAAAAGGTGCAGATGCACCATCATTCACAACAATATCTGGACAGCTACAAATGGAAGACTCCACAAGAGTTGGACTGTATTGGATTATTGACGGATCAGAATTAACTGTGCAAATAGAAGCAACAGACACAGACACAGCGGCAGGACAGACGTTGGTGTATGAAATAGTTTCAGGCACACTACCACCAGGAATAACCATGAATAAAAAAGGACTAGTGTCTGGTGTGGTAGAACTAACAGATGATCAAAGATTTGGTGAGCGTGGTGGATTTGATGCATCCAACGAAGATTACGATAATGTGGTATATGATAAAACAGTTTCATCAAAAAGTATCAGCAAGAACTTTGAATTCACAGTGAGGGTTTCAGATGGTACTAGTTCCGTAGAACAGAACAACTCCATATTCGTTTACTCCGCAGATTTTTGGAGAGTTTCTAATACATCAGTAACCATAGACGCATCACAGATAGATGGTTCACCATTGACAATGGATTACAGTGGAAACAGACGACCTGTATTTAGAACCGGATCTGATTTGGGAACATTTAGACACGACAACTATTTTGTAACCAAAATTGATGTTGAAGATTTTGATTCACTACAAGGCGATCTAGCATACACAATACAATCAGGTGCATTACCAAGTGGTGTAGTCATTGATGCTTCATCGGGTGAACTATACGGTACTCTTGCAAGACAAACAGCAGTTGAAAAAACATACACATTCACTATCAGAGCGACTAGAACAGTCAGTACTGGCGTAACAGTATTCTCAGATCAAGAATTTACTATGAAAGTGATCGGCCAGATTGATATTGGCATAGCATTCAGCACACCAACAGTTGTTGGAACACTCACAGCAGATATACCAAGCACACTTTCAATAGTTGCTGTTGCAGAAAACACAGACAGAGTATTATCATACACAGTATCGGCAGGATCATTACCACCAGGAATTACACTTTCTGAACAAGGTAACTTGATAGGCACTATTGATCCAAGTGCGATAACTGATTCAACGAGGTCATACAGTTTTACAGTGTCAGTAAGTGATCAGTATCAAGCAGTTGGACATAGCAATCCATTTACAGTAAATGTAGATGTTCCTCACACGTTAACTGAATATGGAAACATGACTGGACATGCAACATCATTTATAGATCAAAATATATTTTACAATGTTGCACAAGACCCTAGCATCAACTCACAAGAATACATTTATCGTGGAGAGGATAAAAACTTTGGCATGAAATCAAAACCGGAAATGTTGATGATGTCAGGACTAAAAGCACAAACACTCACAGCATTTCAAAATCAAATGACTCAGAACCATGCACCTAAACAATTATATTTTGGAGATGTTAAAACAGCGGTAGCAAAAGAGAATGGTACAGTAAAATACGAAGTTGTTTATATAGAAGTAAAAGATAATTTGGTTAACAATCAAGGTGTAGCAGTTTCTAGTTCAATAACTTTAAGAGATGATATTAACAAACCAATGATTGGTCCAAGGGCATCTACTACTAATACAACAACTGACAAAAATATTTACGAAATTACAACAGACGGTGGATTATCTTTTAGCACAGACGGATCAAAGGCTAGATTTGCAAATCAGTTAGGTGCTGACCTAGGCTTTATTACAAAACTGTATCCTAATGCAGTTGCAAACATGAGAAGTCGAATGAAGAGCTTGGGACACAAAGAATGGACATATCTTCCACAATGGATGAGAACAACACAGGCAGGCGATCTTGCTCCACTAGGATTTATACTAGCAGTTCCTATTTGTTACTGTAAGCCAGGCACATCAGCATTGGTCAAAAAAAGAATACAAGACAAAAAACTGATCTTTAAAAATATATCTTTCATAGTAGACAGATACACAGTTAGTAAAAGTGTTGTTTCACCAGAAACATTTGTAGGAGACGGATCTACAAAAGCATTTGTATTAAACGAATTAGTACACGAACAAGACATACTGGTAAAAGAAGGCACAAAAGTAGTTTTTGTTGGACAAGGTGTAACATCGGACAATGTTTCATTGCCAACATATTTGACTGCTGACGGAACATTAAGATCTACTGATCACGAATTGGGTATTACACTGTCACACAATACCACAACCATGAAAACAACAGTAACTTTTACCAAAGAAACACCCGCAGACGGTACAATTATTAGGGTGGAGAGAGCTAACGATAAATACCTTAAATTTAGGAACGAAGGGATTTAATAAATGGCAAGTAACATAGTACCAGGAAATATAGACGGAACATATCCTAAAGCAGGACAGGATAACTCATCTCAAGGTTTTAGAGACAACTTTACAGCGACCAAAAATAACTTTACAACAACCGCTTCTGAGATAACTGCACTACAAACGAACAAAGCTTCAGTAAATGCATCTAGTGATTTTGCCAACAATGAAGTTATTAAAGCAAAATTTAAAAATACATCTGCAACAGTATACGCACACGGATCTATCGGGGGTGGTGCAATAACTTTGAATCACAACAACGGACATTACCAAACTGCAACTGTTACTGCAAATACTACATTTGCATTTTCAAATTTTCCAACAGGAGCACTAGGTAGAATAATTTTAGATCTTACAGTGTCTCCAGGCGCAACCACAATGACTTTCCCAACTGCAACCATGAAAGCAGACAATGTTCATGGCAGTGATGGCACATCAGATGCTGTTGCTCCAGGAGTAGGCAGAGCACTTTACGAGTTTATGTCAACAGATGCCGGTGCAACAGTATTAATGCATCAACTAGGCAAACAATACGTTTAATAATTAAAGGAGTCACATGTACTTCCATCCACTACAAGAAGAAATTGGAAATTTATCAGAAGATGATATTTCAAAAAGAATTAAAGACCTTACAAAAAAAGTTGCTGTGGCAAGAAGAGGAAGAAATCCTGACATGTTGGCACAGTTAACAAAAGCATTGATGAGTTATCAAGATGCCATCAGACAGCGAAGATTAGAGCAGTGGCACAAGGACGTAAAAAAAGCAAGAAACGAACCAGACCTAGGCGACCTAATAAACATTGATTAGTAAGTACTAACGATGTCAAACGCATTCACTTGGAAAACAAAATTTAAATCAATAATAATAGTAGACGGCGAATTGTTCTCGAACGAGTACAAATTAAATGTTTCACTAACTCCTCACACAGCAAATTTAAAAGAGCAAACAGAATATTTCGAAAGACTAAAAAATCTTTTTGAACAGGTGTTTGCAAACACAATTACCACTTGGAGAGATGAGAAGTTATACACCATATTAAAGAAAAACACAAACAATAGATTCATTGAATTACCAAAGCCTCCATATGATCAAATAATGGCGGCAGTTTGTTTCTGTAAAGCCAACAGCATATTAGATTCAAAAATTATTATAAACAATATAGAACTTTCGTCATGGCAAGGAGACGGTATTACCTATTCAGTTGACAAAGACAGCAAAGAGCTTATACTATTAGATAGACCCGACTGGTTCTCAGACAAGTACAGCAAATTTGATCCATGGTGGTTAAGACCGGACACAGCAACATATGATCAAGAACTTGACAAAGGAATATACACTGGACATTTTAGTTGGAACAACCAAAAAATACCACTTGACAAGACCCATGACTATCATGCTAAAGTGTTTGAGTTCCAACCAAAGATATTAGATGGCGGCAAAAACAAAAATAAATGATCACGGTGATGTTATATTCACAGAGCAAGAAGCAATAGATCTACTTTATATCAATCCAGAGTTTGATGTTTCAAAATTATATTTTAATGATAATGAACAGTATCAATCAGCACTAAAAGAACTAGGCATAGATCTACCCACAATAAAAACAGCACCACAAAGAGAATCACTCAGCGAGTTTGACAAAAAGAATATTGATAATTGGCACATGCCCGACAAGTATTACCAAATTAATGTATTGGAATGGCTGTTAGACAAGTGTCAAACTGATGAAGAAAAAATGAGAGTACAATTAGAATATGATATGTTTGAAAAGAGAGAATTTATTAGAGTATTACAATTTTTAATATACTTTATAGACACATTGAGAGCAAACAACATTGTATGGGGTGTGGGCAGAGGATCTAGTGTGGCTAGTTTCTGTTTATTTTTAATAGGTGTACACAAGATTAATCCACTGTTGTACAATTTAAATATCAGCGAGTTTTTAAGATGATAAGTAATTATATAGGAGTTTAATATTATGGTAATGAGAGCAAAACCCAAAAGAATGTATAGAACCATGCAAGGTCGTATGGTAGACATAGAAAAATTAAGAGCGGCCAATGAAGGTATTCAAGCTGTTGGCAATATGAATGTCAATGCTAGGGGTGACGTGTTAGGTACAGGCGGAAAAGTAGTAACTCCAAAAGCAGAAGTTATGAAACAGTATTATGAAAAGCCAAAAGGTATGGTCGATGATACCCCAACAAGATCTCAACCAACTCCAGCACCAAAAGTCGAAGTAAAAAAACAAGTACAAAAAATGACACCCGTTGCTAGTAAACCTGCTCCACAAAAAGCAGTAGCACCAACTCCAAAAGCTGAGGCTAAACCAGTAGAAGCAACACCCGTAGAAACATTCAAGCCCAAAACAGAATCGTCATCTAAAAAAGGTATAGATGCGGCTCTTGACGGACTAGAATAAATCGTATATAATACTTCTATATGGGACAATTAGAAGATTTACAAGCAAAAGGTTTTGGATCAGATGGTGGAAAACAGTACACTGTTGATAACGACATAACTCCTCTTAAAAAAAGAATACTAGTATCAGACATGCAGTTTGGAGAAACTAAATCCAAGGGCGGAATTATCCTTATGGACGATGATGGCTCTGCAGGCGGAATACATCCACGTTGGGCAAAAGTATATGCCATAGGCAATCAACAAGACGATGTCAAAGTTGGACAATGGTTGATGGTAGCACATGGTAGATGGTCGAGAGCACTTAAAGTGGCAAAAGACGGTACAGAATTAGAAGTGAGAATGATAGATGAAAACGATATCTTACTTGTATCGGATGACGAGCCAGAGTTTAATTCTAAACAAGCAGGATATGTTAATATGGGCGGTGCTCAACAGATGACTAAACTGCCGGGTAATGATTAATCATACCTGTTACGTCTGTAAGAAAACTTTCACAAACGCAATTTACTGGTACGACAGCATACACGATACCAAATACGACAAAAGAATCATTAGACCATTCTGTGGTCCACCTTGTGCAAACAAATACAGAGAAATTTCAGATGTAAATGATTACCCAATAAGAAAACCTTTCCCTCAAGGTGCTGGATGGGAAATAATAAGCGATATAGATAACATACATTATGAAAGCGATTAAACTCAAAAAAATTAAAGTAGAAATAAGCAAACTGGTCACCATGGCAGAAATGGGACTAGGTGCAGTTCGTCCTCTGAACAAAGAGAAGAGAACATGGATTGCAAAGTTAAAGAAAGAAGGTGTATGGGATCCAATACTTGTAACACCGATTAAAGATTCAGGCTACTATTTGTTAACAGATGGTTGGCACAGAGTACAAGCCGCAAAAGCATTGAAGAGAAAAACAATAAATGCAATACCGATGCCAGCCAACGTGGGCTTGAGCATGGCAAAAGCCAACAAAATCCTCAGAGACATAGACAGAGAGTTCGGCTTCAAACTGAATTGCAGTGACATAATAGGACACTGGGCAATGATGCAATCTCTTCTAGAAGACTAGTTGACAAATCCAGATAACTAGTTTATAATAATTATAAAGAAGGGATCCTAGTGGTTCCTTTTTTCAGTTAAAACTAACCATTGCAAATAGTTTGCATTTGCAACAACAAGGAAAACATATTATGGAACTAAAAGATAGTAAAACAGCCGAGAACCTTAAAGATGCTTTCGCAGGTGAGTCACAAGCCAACAGAAGATATCTTTACTTCGCACAAAAGGCCGACATAGAAGGAGCACCAGATGTAGCATCTGTGTTCAGAAGCACTGCCGAAGGTGAGACAGGACACGCACATGGACATCTAGAGTATCTAGAAGAAGTTGGGGATCCAGCAACAGGTGAGAAGATGGGCGAGACAGCTGACAACCTTAAATCTGCAGTCAAAGGCGAAGTGCATGAGTATACAGACATGTATCCAGGCATGGCAAGAACTGCCAGAGAAGAAGGTTTTTCAGAAATTGCTGATTGGTTTGAAACACTAGCCAAAGCTGAAAAATCACACGCAGGTAAATTCCAAAAAACATTGGACGCCTACGAATCACAAAAGTAATATTCTATTACAAACAGTAAGGCGGTAATAATCTGCCTTACTGTTGACACATTTTCAAATTCTGTTATAATAAGAACATGCACAAACGTATAGGATTTTGCTGTCAGTGGTTTCACCATGATCAGTCACTTAAGAAAAAAGAACTAGAAGAAATTCAGAGACCTTTCAACACAAAAGCAACCACAGTTCGTTGGCTTAACGAACACAAAGAAGAAGCAGAAGCAAAACTTGATATGGTTGTTAAGCACAATATTGATTCACTTAAAAATCTTGTTACAAAAGCTGGATCATTATCCCCTGAACGTAGAATGTGCAGACTAGGATCACCTGTATTGCCTATGGCAACAGAAAAGACATGGCGTTATTTTATTGAAAGCAAAGAGATGATAGCCTACTGTGAAAAACATTTTGGCGAAGTGGGCGACCTTGCTCGTAAACTGGATGTAAAAGTATCATTTCACCCAGGACAATTTACTGTACTTGCATCTGAGACTCCTGACATTGTGGATCGTAGCATAGACGAGTTCGAGTATCATGCTAACATGGCACGTTGGATGGGTTTTGGCAAATCATTCCAAGATGGTTGCAAAATTAATGTACACATCTCAGGTAGACAAGGACCTGAAGGTATCATAAAAGCATTGCCTAGACTATCACCAGAAGCAAGAAACTTGATCACCATAGAGAATGACGAGTGGTCACATGGATTAGAAAAAAGTTTAGAATTAGAAAAACATCTAGCACTAGTGTTAGACATACACCACCACTGGATTAAAGATGAAGAGTATATGGATCCCAATGATGATAGAGTTAAAAGAATAATAGACTCTTGGCGTGGAGTAAGGCCTACCATGCACTATTCATATTCAAGAGATACTGCACTTGCACCAGCACAGTTAGGTGATAAGATGCACACAGAGATGCACAACATCAAAGACTTACTAGATAGAGGTTGTCAGAAACAGAAACTACGGGCACACTCAGATTTATTACCAAATCAAAAAGTAAATGACTGGGCATTATCGTTCTCAGATAACTTTGACATACAAGTTGAAGCAAAGGCAAAAAACATGGCCGCAGAGCAATTATCTACTAGACAAAAAGAATTAAGTTCTGTATAATCAGTACACTAACAGGAGATAAAAATGACAGAGTATAGTTCACATGATTGGAGAAAGAACACAGACGACGCAGTGGTTACAGACAATAACTCAGCAACTTTACAGGTTAATGATTGCATAGTTAGATTCAAACGTCCAAAGTCTTTAAAGTTCGAAGAAGTAGATTTATCAAGACTTATCAGAGTGTTCTGTAATAATCAAGAATCACACAGAAGAAGCGTAAAATAATATGAAAGAACTTTGGGTAGACAAAGAGAAAAAAATATCCAGTTGACAGTTGTTACCTTCGGTAGTACAGTGTATTATGAAGACCGAAATTAAAGATATAGAAAAAAATATATTACCCGTGGATTGGTTTCCGGAAGTAACTGCTTTTC